GAATCGAATTAAAGAATGGAAATCGGTACATAGTCAAGGCGGCGAACGCGGCGGCGCGTGGTATCTCAAAGCCGGAGACCGTATTCATGGATGAGCTTCGCGAACACAAAGACGAGGACGCTTGGGCTTCAATGCGTTACACAATGATGAGCGCAAAAAATCCGCAAGTCTGGACACTTTCGAACGCCGGCGATTCTCACAGCATAATTTTAAACCAACTCCGTGAGCGCGGTCTCGCGGCGGCGGCAGGTGGAGACGATGAAATCGGCTACTTCGAATACTCAGCTCCAGCCGGTTGCCGGATTGATGATGTCGAAGGTTGGCGTCGCGCGAATCCATCGCTAGGTCACACGATTCACATCGACAATCTTAAAGCTATCTTGAACGACCCGATTGATGTGATTCGAACCGAGGTTCTTTGCCAATGGGTCGAGACGATCAATCCTTGCATTCCGCCGGTGGAGTGGAGTAATGCCGGTGACTCAACTGTTGCACTTGATCCGGGTAAGACAACTTGGTTCGGCTTGGATCTTTCGCCAGATCGTAGAAATGGCGCACTTGTAGCCGCTCAAAGATTAGACGATGAGAAATTCCAGATCCAGCTCTTGCACACTTGGCACAATCCAATCTCACTTGATGACAAACAAATCGCAAATGACATCGCGCCCTATGTCCGCAAGTATTCAGTCGATCAGATCGTATTCTCGAAGCGAACCGCGTCAGCCGTTGCGGCTAGGCTTATCCCTGCCGGATTCCCGGTTATCGATTGCGATGGCGCGGAGTACGCGCAAAGCTGCGACGAATTTCTTGGATCGATAACTTCGGGACGGCTCGTCCATTCAAACCAAGCCGAACTCACGAAGCAAGTTCTTTCAGCGGTACGGCTTCCCTATGGTGACGGGGCTTGGGTAATTGGTCGCAAGGCTTCTAAGGTTGCGGTATGCGCGACAGTCGCGTCAGCTCTGGCGACACACTACGCGACACGCCCGGAGACGGAGATTGACATTCTCGTCGGTTAGGAGTAGCGGATCGCCTAGAATTGGCGCATGAAATTGCGTGAAATTCTGACAGGCGTTCCCGAAGTAAAGCTCAACGCTATTCCGTCGCCGATCGATATTTCTGCCGCTGATCTTGCACCTTTCAACACTACCGATTCCCGAAATATCTTTGCCGGTAATTTGGTAGCTACACGCGCGCAAGCGATGTCCGTCCCGGCAATTAGCCGCGCCAGATCGATTATCTGTTCAACGATCGCAAGCTTGCCAATGGAACAAAGAATAAAGTCAACCGGTGAACGCGTCGAAGCTCCCAGAGTGATAAATCAACCCGATCCTCGCGTTCCCGGTTCCGCTGTCTGGGCTTGGATCTCAGAGGACATTCTGTTCTACGGTTACGGCTACCTACAACAAACCGACTCCTACGCCGAGGACGGCAGATGTCGAGCCGGTCAAAGAATCGCTCCGACTCGCGTCTCAATCGTTACCAATGCCGAAGGCACAGAAATCACCGGGTATCGCGTCGATGGAATGACGGTTCCCAATTTTGGAAATGGTTCGCTTAAAGTATTTTACGGACTAGACGAAGGCTTACTCAATCGCGCTGGACGGACAATCCTTTCGGCTGTAGAGCTGGAAAAAGCGGCTCTACTTTATGCAAAAGAGCCCGTCCCGATGATGGTCTTGAAATCTAACGGAACAGCACTTCCGGCAGATCGCGTCACAAAACTTCTCGACGCTTGGCGTGTAGCTCGATCAACACGCGCGACAGCATTCTTAAACGCCGATGTTGAATTAACTTCACTTGGATTCGATCCCGAAAAATTACAACTCAACTCAGCTCGTCAATACATAGCTCTTGAATGCGCTCGCGCCGTAGGGATTCCAGCGTACTTCTTAGGAGCCGATGTCAATACGCTTACCTACACGAACGCCGTGTCAGAGCGAAAATCTTTAATCGATTTCAGCTTAAGAAATATCATGACATCGATCGAGGAAAGACTTTCCCAATCGGATTTTGTAGCGTCAAACACCGTTATCCGATTTAACTTCGACGACTTCTTGCGCGGATCAGCCCTAGAGCGCGCGCAGATTTACGAAATACTCAATCGAATTGGCGTGATGAGCGTCGATGAAATCCGACAAGATGAGGATCTAATAAGATGAAACTAGAAATCCCAATCCAAATCACAGCCGCCGATTCAATCAAGCGCACAATCGCCGGACGAATTGTCTCGTTCAATGAGACCGCTAACGCGTCAACCGGAAAAGTGATGTTCACCGATGGAAGCCTTACTCCGGCTCCGGTGAAGTTAAACTTAGAGCATGACGGAACTCGTCCAATCGGAAAAAGTATGTCAATGGATTTCTCAACCGATAAGACCGCAATCGATGGCGTGTTCAAAATTGCCAACACAACCGCCGGATCTGACGCACTTGTCGAAGCGCAAGACGGACTCCGTGACGGATTCTCCGTCGAGGTTATGGCTAACGAATTTACTTATGACAAAGCTGGGACGATGGTTGTTAGTTCGGGAGAGATCGTCGGCGTGGCACTTGTCACAAATCCAGCATTCAAATCAGCTCGCGTCTCAGATGTAGCCGCGACCGAAGCACAACCCGAAACTTCTGACGAACCGTCAGAGGAACTACCAACAACAGAAGGAGACGAAGTGTCCGACTCAATCGTCAACGAAGCTCCAGCCGTCGAGACGGTTGAAGCCTCTCGGAATGTCAAAGCGACTGGAACTCCACTCGCTTACACAGCTCCACGCTTGGAGTTCTCAGCTCCAAAATATCTAGAAAACAAAATCAAAGCGGCTCTCGGTAGCGAGGACGCTCGTCAATATATTTTGGCGGCAGACAACAACACAACCGACTCGGCTGGACTTGTTCCAACTCGTCAGCTCACCGAAGTCATCAACGGAGTATCAAACACAATCCGTCCATCAATCGACGCGATCTCTCGCGGAGTATTGCCAGACGCCGGAATGACTTTTGAGATTCCAAAGATCACAGTCGCTCCAACCGTAGCCGAAACAAATCAAGGCTCAGCGTTCAGCGATACAAACATGGAGAGCGTCTTTGTGTCAGTACCTGTCAAAAAATTCGCAGGTCAACAAAATTTCACGGTGGAGCTCCTTACACGCACGAGTCCTCTGTTCTACACCGAGTTATTAAACAACATGGTTGCGGCAATGGCTAAGGCTCAGAATGCCTATGTCAGCTCAATCCTTGTTGCGAATGCAACAATCGATGGAACAACACTTTCCGCGCTACCAACAGCGACCGAATTGTTGACCTTTGTCTCACGCGGTGCGGCTTCTGTCTACACAAATACACAAGACTTCGCGCGCAATATCATTATGGGAGCCTCACAATGGGCGAACACAATGTCACTAAATGACAATGGCGTTCCAATTTATGTGGCTTCTAATCCAAGCAATAACGCCGGTGTAGTAACTCCTACATCACTTCGCGGAAATGTTGCCGGTCTCGATTTATTCGCAGACTTCTCAGCTCCAGCCGGATCAGATGACGGATCGATGATCATCGTCAATCCAAACGCTTACACATGGTACGAAGGTGCTCAATACAACCTACGCGCCGAATCAACAGCCGACGGCTCAATCAATGTTGGCGTTTACTCTTTCGGAGCTTGCGCGATCAAGCTAGCCGGTGGAGCGTTCCGTAACAATAAGTAACACCCTTAGACATGAGTCCGCCGCTCCCGACGGGCTCAGCAGATTGGAGATGAAATGCCAAGTATCGTCACAGCTTCACAGCTTAGATCGGTGCTTGGCGTCTCATCGGCTCTCTACGATGACGCTTATCTTGACGACATAATAAACACAGCCGAAGGAGTGATCCTGCCGCTGTTGACAGCTCACACAGTCGCCGTCACTCATGTCGAGATCGAATCTAATGTCGCATATTTCACGACTCAACGACCACATCAATTCGTCGTCGGTCAATCCGTCATAATCGCCGGAGTCGTTCCATCAACTTTCAACGGCACTCGCACCGTCACCGATAAATTGTTATCGCCCTATATTTTTACG